GTATATGCGTATAAAATACTGTCATATAGGCTTTGATAATCCATTTGATATTACTCCTCGTTGTCATCATCCGATAATATTATACGAGCGAGTCTCATTTTTTCTTCCTGGGAAAGATTTTTTTCTACTTCTGGTGTATACAGTAATTAATCTATCGTAGGGGTGGTCGGTCTGGCTAAATCCTTTTTCCGTATTTACTCCATACATCTCATCCAAAGATACACCAAAAATTTTACAGATATCATATAGAGTTTCAATATCTGGCTGCTGGGGATGTGGATGGTAGCTATCGTGGTCATGGCGCTGGCCATGGGTGTAATTTGAGGGGAGGTGAAATGATTGAGAAAAAAGATGGTCAAGAAGCTGACAGCGTTGGATTGCATAAAGGAATCTGGGTGCCAAGACTTTGAAACGGCATTCCCAAGAGTCACCGGCTATATAAGCGAGTGCGCTAAACATAATCCGGATGCATTATATACAGCAACGGAAGTGGCGGAGCTGATGGAATATCTATTTGAGCTCCGAAGGAGAAAAAAGGACCTCAGCGGCGGCAACCGCGAAGAGGTCCAACAACTAAAAAACAACACACCCTTATTATAAGGGAGATATCGGAGGATTACAAGGTGGCAATTTCTAAAACTTATTACCCTGGCAGCCATGTAAAGATTACAGCACCAGTTTTTTACATTGGTATGCAGTTGTGGCCTGCGGCACTGGTCCCTGCTGGGTGAGATTACGCCGTGTCCAAACTGCGGGAAGTTAATGAGATTGGAAGGTGAACAAGATGTCAGTAAGCAAGCGCATATTTAAAAGCCGGGAGGAATGGCTGGAAGGACGTAAGGGACATATCGGCGGCTCTGATGCCAGTGCTTGCGTGGGGATGAACCCTTACAAAGACAATGTGCAGCTTTGGGAAGAAAAACGTGGCTTGGTTATTCCGGAGGATATATCGGACCGGGAATACGTCAGGTATGGTACCGAGGCGGAAAAGTATCTGAGAGCTTTATTCGCCATGGATTATCCACAATACCGAGTGACCTATGACGAGGATAACATGTTTACAAATACGGCCTATCCGTGGATGCATGCCTCCCTGGATGGCGAGCTTGTGGATAAGAATGGTCGCCGCGGAATCCTGGAAATAAAGACCACCAATATCCTGCAAAGCATGCAGCGTGAGAAGTGGCGTGACCGGATACCGGATAATTATTTCTGTCAGGTGCTGCATTACCTGGCCGTGACGGAATATGATTTTGCAGTCCTTAAAGCCCAGCTCAAAAGCGAATGGGGCGGGGAGTTGCGGATTACAACCAAACATTATTTTATAGAGCGAAAGGACGTTGAGGAGGACATCAAGTATCTGGTTGAGGCCGAAAGGCGGTTCTGGGACTGTGTGGTCACGGGACGCAGGCCGGATCTGATTCTCCCGGCGATATAGGTGAGGGATGGAACTGAAAATTTACAACCCGCAGGAAGATGGGTTTGTCCAGAAAATCGAATGGAACTATGAGGAACTTAAGGCAGAGGTTTCAATTGCTGCGGATGAGTATGCTGCGTCTGTGTACACGGATGAAACCATCAAGCAGGCTAAGGCAGATAAGGCCAAGCTTAATAAATTTATAGAAGCCTTGACTGGAACCCGGACGAAAGTCAGGAAGAAGCTCCTGGCGCCAGATGAACAGTTCGGGAGAGAAGTAAAGGACATTGAGGGTATTGTTCGGAAAGCCATTGATAATATAGATGGCCAGATTAAAGATTATGAGCGTCGCCAGCGCGAGGAAAAGACGGCCAAGGTCCGGGACTTTTATGACGCAAATATCCATGATATCGAAAAATATCTACCCTTTGAACGTGTAATGAAACCAGAATATGCCCTGACCTCCACCACCATGAAGTCCATCAAAGAGGAAATAACCGCTCTTATCCAGCGGGTGGACGAGGGACTTGCCATCCTGAATGAGGTGGACAGCCCATACGCTGGGACATGAAGGAGGTTTTCCTTCGGAATTATGATATTGGCGCCGCAATGGCAGAGCGGAACCGTCTGGAAGCGGCAGAACAGAAACGAAAGGAATATGAAGCGGAACAGGCCAGAAAGAAAGCAGAAGCGCGATGCCAGGATAAAGGCAGAGGCCCAGGAAGTAATCAATGCAGGAAAGCGTGAGGCTGAAAAACCAATACCAGATACAAAACCTGATATCAAGTCCGATGTCCGGCAGCCCAGGATGGAGACCGTGGAAAATCCAGTGAATATCATTGATTTCCGGGTGTATGTGACAACAGGACAGGCGGCAGCACTTAAGCACTTTTTAAAAACCAACGGTATCCGGTTTGAGCCGGTACCGAAGCAGTAAGAGGAGGATAAGACAATGGCAGTAGGAAACAGTTTAACAAGCAGGATCCAGAAACAGGGATTGACTGCATACCTTGCGCAGGATGCAGTTAAGAATCAGATTAACAGTATAATCGGTGGAAAAAATGGAGCAAGGTTTATTTCCAGTATTGTATCTGCGGTTCAGGCCACCCCCGCACTGCAGGAGTGCACAAACCCCAGTATATTGAGTGCAGCACTATTAGGCGAATCCCTTAATCTTTCAAGACCTGCTTCACCTTGTCCGGGCTCATGCCTAAATCATCTGACGTGATAAACAACGCATCATCATCAAACTTGATATAATAGCCTGCCCGGTAAATCTCACAAAGAAGGTATAAGTATATTGCTATTCCATCCGCCCCATACCGGGCCTTTAATATCTTAACCTTCTTATCCGCAAAAAAATTAACATCTAAAGGAAAGTAGTCAATACCCGCTTTCTGGGGCCTCGGCATCTGCCAATCACCTACTTCCTTTCGACCTCCCGGCCGGCTTCCCATTCCCGGAAAATCTGTATCCAGTCCTCCAGTCGCATGGTTGCCAGCCACTCCGAGCGGTCCCTACGGTGGAACACTACTGGAAGCTCACCTTCCCGCGCATCCCTTACTGACTGCTCCACGGCATCCAGGATATTGAGCCGTTCCACCCGTTTACATTCAATATGCATCCCTGGAAGCCCCACCACATCCGCGGAGCCGTCTGCCCCACAGAACTGCTGCCCTCTACGGCAGGCATATCCATACCCTTTTAATATCCCGGCCAGCTCCCGCTCACCGCGTTTGCCTTTTTCCCTCTGTGATTTTCCCATAACCGCTCCTTTGAAGGACGGGGCGGCGGTCAGAAAGCAATGGTTTGCCGCCCCTTAAATACATCCGGCATTTAATGCCGTGACATATTATATTTGTCCGGAGGATAAAGCACTGAATTATCCGATGATTGTAATTCGGCTGCTGATTGCCTTAGGCATATCCATCAAGGCATCTGTCAAATATCTCTTGATATTCGAAACTGCCTCGTTCTTCCAGATTCCGCCTTCTGCCTCAATCAGTTTAAAAAATCGGTATGTCATTATTCTCACCAATTCTGAAACAAACTTACTGGCTGGCTGACCAACCTCCTGGAAAGTCCTATAAGGAATCAGCTCCACCGGGTTTGGTACGATGGCTGCCGCCTTTGTTGCCACTCCCACAGTCATAGTAGCAACCTGTGTCCGACCGTCATCCGAAAAGCTCTGGTCATTCTTCTTTTCAATATTCCCAGCCAGTTTCATAACTGCCTCCAGGTCCGTACTGTACTGGAAGTTTGCCTGCAGGGATATCATGAAATTCTCCTGGTCGTACCATTTGTCAAACCGATACTCGGATGTCTCAGCCTCAGTCTCAAACAGGCACTCCCTCCTACGCTCCGTATCCAATTCAGATATCAGCTTAACCTTCGTGGGGCTCACGATATGTATAATCATATCGCCATCCGGGAATTCCCGGCTACAGCTGCCGATGTAGTCTACAAGTGACGACAGGGTTGTGGCAGTGATGGAATCTGCCATTTCCTGTGCATCATACCGTTTCAGGCTCTTGTTGGCATAAGTCTTGCCACATATCTCAATGACCTCAGTTTTTTCGTTCTCCCGTGCCAGCTCCTCCACATGCTCCAATGCTGCTTTTAATCCTTCCATCATCTTTCCTATCTCCTTTTCTTTTTGATTGGTTAGCCGCTGCCCTTAAATCAATCGGGCCTTTGCGGGTTCCTCGTAATTTCTCCCGTTTCCGGGGTCAATGTCTGC